CGGGGTCGGGGTCGGGGTCGGGGTCGGGTAATCTCACCCGTAAGGTGACCTTGATGACCATGTGTTACCATAAAATCAAGCCGGGGTTCCGCTCCGAAAAACTCTTGTGCTATTATGTGATGTATTTTACCTGGGTGAGTTCAGAGACGGATTTGGAGAATATACTTCTATGACATAGTTGTGTTTGTGTTTGACTTTGAGTTGGTGTGGGAACATGGACGATTTTGTACTCTCCAACCTCCAAGAATCCCGTAACGAATGGTGTAGCCGGCTGGTGAGTATTTTTTGCCCTTTAGTCATCGAAGGGATGAAATCCATCTTCAACGAGGCCTGGAAAATCTGTCACGACACCAACGAGCCCGCCAAATACCTGATGACCTTTCAGAATTTCTTATCCCGGGTGCCCAAGTGGAACTCGGTCATTGTGGAGGAGGAGCGTAAGCGTATCATCGAGCGAAGTGGCTGTAACTACCTGGAGGACCTCATTGCGTGTGTCCATATCATCCAACTGAAGGTATTGACGTGTATCCGGGTGGGGAACAAGCAGAAGAAAATCGATATCACCATACCCAAACTGGATCACTTTATTCATAAGGTGTACATCCAGGTGGCTCGTAAGCTCTATGTCAACATCTACCTCTTTGAGAAGAATATCTCGCCCTTACAGACCCAGAAGAACGGGCGTGAGCTGGAGCTCATCGTCCAAGAGTGTATCTTGACGACCATTCGGGAGAGTATCCCCACCGAGGAGATTATTCGGGCCTACATGGACGAGAGTGTCGAGCACGAAGAGGAGGTGACGATTGAACCCTTTGCCGAGCCCGTGGTGGAAGGGTCGGATGGTGGGGCCGGGGGGTCGGGTGGTGGTGGGGCCGGGGGGTCGGATGGGGGTGGGGCCGGGGGCTCGGGCGAGCTTCCTCGACTCCAAGACGATATGCCGGTCATTCAACCCCGGGTGGCGGATTTAGACGACAAGGAGGTGGTGACCAAGCTGTCGTTTGACGATATCGATATGGTGTTGGATGGGGGAGGTAAGGTGGTACCCGTGAATGCACCCAAGACGTTGGAACGCTTGGAGGAAATCAGTGTCTCGAATGCCCTTCAGCGTAAACTGGAGGAAGAAGACGATGACATGGACGAGCGGATTCAAATCCATTCCGATAGCTTGGACTTGGGGGGTTTAGGCATGGTGATGGACGTGGGCGGTGGGGCCGGGGGTGGGGCCGGGGGTGGGGCCGGGGGTGGGGTGGTCAAGGACGACCACGTTGACCTGTCCCTCTTGGGGATTGAGAACTTATGAGGAGGGGGGGGGGCTCGGGGGCTGGACTCGGGGGCCGCGTTCGGATAGATGATATCTGATATACATTTTTCGTATATCACATACCATGGACATCGTCATACCGATTACGATTAGTCTCCTCTTTTTCATCGCCAAATTCCTCGAGATGAAATACGTTGAACGGGAATTCCGACCCTTGAAATATTTGATACGCGATACCTTGATGGTGTTCGGGGCGGCCATGGTGACCCTCTTGGTGTACGACCGTTTCCAGGCTCCTATCCAAGAATTTGTACAGGTGGTGACCAACAGCAAGCCGGTGGCTACGGTTGTGCATCCGGAGATTTTCACCGATGGGCCGGGGTTTTGAGGTGGGGTGGGGGCTTGGGGGATGGGGGGCGGAGTTACGAATTACGAAAGATATAATACCCCCATACGGTCAATCCTAAGACCATAGAAACCCAGCTCACTACCTGGGTGACTCTGGTACACGCGGTGGGTGGGGGTGGGGGAGGGGGCGGGTGGGGTGGCGGGTGGATCTCGTTCTGGAGTTCGGCGAGGGTCTGAAGACGGGGAAGAGGGTCGGCACGGACCGGGGGGTAGGCCCGGGGATAATGGGGCTCGGCGGGGAACGGGATGGCGAGGGGTGGAGGTGGGGGTGGAGGGGGAATACGACTATAGGTTCGGGGGAAGGGCTCAGGGATGGAGTCGACCGAGCTTGGGAAAGGGTACGATACTCTCATTCCGTCGTCGGATCCGTGGCTCGAGGAGTTCGAGACGGGCTCGGGGTCGTCGAGGGTGGGGTGACCTTGTTCTTCATCATATAATTGTACATTCTGGGCTTCCACTTCCTCATACACGGGTAGACATATTGGTGGAGAAGGTAGTACGATACTGGTATGGGTACCAGTACCGGTATCACGGTGGGGGACATGGGACATGGGGTGGATTTGGCGGTGGATACTTTCATTATAATGGTGGGGTGAATTATTTAGGTGATTTAGACGACATTGGTGGTGTCGTACTCGGGGTAGGTCTCGATACACATGATGGGGGGAGGGGGGGTGTGGGTGTCGGTGTCCGGGTCGGGGGTGGGGATGGCGAACCTCTGGAACCACGGGTCTTGGAGTTGGGCCTCTGGGGTATGTTGGTGCACCGTCCGGGCAATCATTTTGTACAATTTGAACCCGGGGTACCTCTCACTCCCGTTACGCTTATACAGAATATTTTTACCCTCGTCATCGGTACACCACCGCTTGATGGTACGCTGGAGGTCGTTTTCGACGATACCTTCATGGTCCCGGTCGTCAAAGAGGAAATCGTAGATACTACAGCCCAGGCGGCAGAGGTCGAAACTCATGTTGGGGTCGAGACGGGGCTTGGAGGATTTGAAAAAAGGCTCGCAGTTGTACTGGGTGGCTGCGTCACCACCGGGGGCGAAGCTGTCACTACAGAAGACCATCTGGTGGTACCGGTAGATGGACCGTCCGTAGTCGATGATTTTGAAGATACGGCCGTAGGTGGGAACCCGGTAGGTGGTCTGATTGTATTGGTAGTAGAGGAAGGGTTCGTCCGTATGAATATACATGATGTTGTTGGTATGGAGATCGTTATGGGTGAACTTGAAGACCCGTTGGTAGACCAGGAGGATCATGATGATTTGGAAGAGGGCGGCACCGACCTCGTCGGGGGGCAGGCCGTCCACCAGAAGCTCGTCCATCGTACTATGACAGTGTTCCAAGAAGATCATCTGGACCGGGAAATCGTGGATATAGGCGGTGGCTTCTTGGTCTGAGTCGGTGGGAGGGTCACTCGCTTCCGATTCGGTCTCCCAATCGTCGTCGTCGTCTTGGTCGGGGTCTTGGTCGGGGGCGGGGGGGTGGTCTTCTTGGTCGTCGACGTCGTCGTCCGTATGTTCACTCTGAGAATCTTCACTGTCGCCATTTTCGTCACTACCTTGGTCGTCGGGGTCGTCGGAGTCGTCGCTATCGGGGTCGTCGGGCTCCGTTTTACTATACACCATGTTGAGGGGGGTGGGAATCGGGATGGGAGCCGAGGGCGTGGGAATCGGGATGGGGGCCGAGGGCGTGAGCTCGGTGGTGGTGGTGGTGGGCTCGGTGGGTGGGGTGGGGTTCACCACGTCCAGGTCGATGATACCTAAATCGAGGGTGGTGGGGTCCAGTTCTTCGTCTCGGATGGCCACCTGGGGGCGATGGCGGCGGGAACCCGTCGCCGCAAAGGGGAGGGTATCTTGGTTGAAGTGTTCCAAGACCATCAGCTTACCAATATTATTCACGAAAAAGGGGGAATTGGACAGGTACTCGAGGTCCTCTTCAATATTGACCTTGAAATGGTCTTGGATACCCAGGTAGCTCCCATAGAAATCAATACCGTGCACAAAGTGGTGATGGTTTTTGAGCACACTGGACAGATAGCAGAAGAACCCATCGATATACGAGGCATTGGAGGGATTGAGAATCTTGGGGTGGGTGGTTTGTTCCGTGGACTGGAGCGTGGGGAGCCGCTTGGTGGCCGGGTCCGATAGGTCGTATTTACCCACCATGTACTTGATGGGGTCCAAGAGGGGAGAATATTTGATGAAGACGTGGGCTGGAACCGGGGCGGGGGTGACCCGGGAACGGGTGGGTGGAGAGGAGCCTGGGAGGTGGTCCGGGGGCTGGGTGTCGACCACTTCGTCGAGGTTTTTGATATGGTACCGGTGGTTCAGGGCGATTTGTTGGTGATTTTGGGGGGTGAGCTCGAAGAACCTTTGGTAAATCGGGATATAGAGCTGGGGGTGCCGGATGGAATCCGCTAAAGTTTGGGTGGGGGTGGGGGGCGCGAGATGGGGATAGGGGTGGGGGAGGTCCTCGAGCCGGATCAATTGGGTTTTATGGTAGTAGAGGGGATGGCGGGAGGACCCATATTCGGTTCTTTTAGCCGGTTGGGTGGTCATGGGGGTGAGGATGTATGCGGTATATGGGGGTGAGGGGATGGAGTCGTATACTTGCCAAAACGAATTTTTTATAGGGCACCTGACGGGCGGGGGGCTCGGTTGGGTGGGTGTGGGAGTGGGTTTGGGGGAGGGGTGGGGTAGTATCCGACTATCATATATCCTCATACATCTCATACATCTCATACACATCATGACCTTGGAGCTCAAAAAGTTTGATATGCGGCGGATCACCTTTCGCCCCGACGAGAACAAGGGACCGGTCATCGTCATGATTGGGCGGCGTGACACGGGTAAATCGTATTTGGTGCGGGACCTCCTCTGGCACCACCAAGACATCCCTATTGGCACCGTCATGTCCGGGACCGAGGCGGGGAACGGGTTCTACGCCGCCCATGTACCTAAATTGTTCATCCATGAGGAGTACAACACCGTGTTGATCGAGAATATTTTACGGCGGCAAAAGGCGGTCTTGAAGCAGGTGAACAAGGAAATGGAAATGTACAAGCGTTCGACCATTGATCCCCGAACCTTTGTCATTTTGGACGATTGCTTGTACGATGCGACATGGACTCGGGATAAATTGATGCGGCTTCTCTTTATGAATGGTCGTCATTGGAAGGTGATGTTAATCATTACTATGCAGTACCCTTTAGGAATACCTCCAAATCTCCGCACCAATATCGACTACGTTTTTATCCTCCGAGAACCATATATGGTCAACAGGAAGCGGATTTTCGAGAACTACTGTAGTATGTTTCCCACGTTTGAGAGTTTTTGCACGGTGATGGACCAAACCACTGCAGACTACGAGTGCCTCGTGGTGGACAACAATTCCAAGAGTAACAAGCTCAATGACCAGATTTTTTGGTACAAGGCTCAACCCCGACCCGATTTCAAGCTGGGTTCCAAAGAGTTCTGGGATTTATCCCGTGACCTGGGGGACAACGATGAGGAGGAGTTCGACCCGAGTAAGGGGAAGAAAAAA